CATCGTTCGCAACTATAGTTAACCATTTTTGTTATATGTCGTTAATAATATTTTAGATCAATTTTTTATTGAATATTTTATTATTATCCCCCGTAATATATAAGATATAAGATATAAGATATAATGTATTATTTGACATCGTTAGGGTTGTGTTCAGGAACTTGCGAAATATAAAAATATATATAAGTAATTGATATATATTTTTGTTTTTATGATTTGATAGGGAAAACTACTATATATTTTGCAATTTCTCTCTTCATTCGCTCCTTATTTTCTATGCGAGACACACCCCTATACATCGTCAATATTTATTACTATATTATCTCCATTACTATTGTCTTGTAAATCAAGCATTTGTTTGAGTTGAATATTTAAATTATTAATATCACTTTCAAGTGTATTATTTCTCTCCATAACTTCTTTTAATTTACCCTTCAATGCGTCTATTAGTTTCGTCTGGTTTATATTATTGTTCTTTATTCCATTCACATATTCATTTAATTCATTTAGGTTCATGTCTTTTAATGTTCCATCTATCATGGTAAAACTTATTTTTACACTTTCATTTTGTTTCTTTGTTCTCTCCTTTTTTAATACCTCAGTTTGTCTAATTACATCTGGTTTATTAACTGGATCACCTGGTTTATAATTATCAATTAAATAATTTATTTTATTCATATAGAAATCTTTTAAATCTTGTTCTTTAATAAAGTAATCTACTGTTTTTTCACTTTCTTTTACATATTTCTCATTCCTATTTTCAAGGAGGTTTTTTTTATCAAAAGTATTATGATTGTGCGAGAATACTAATATAGAATGTTTTGGGTTCAATTGGACAAAAGGTATTGTATAATTTTTTAAAAATGCCTTTTCTTCTGCTAATGATGCGGTCTCATCGTATGATGTTTGATTAAGCAACTCACGTTTAAAAGCAAATGTCCCTGCTGTGGCATGTTTTGGTGCGTATGGTCCAAATTGGAACATTTTTTCTATATGACTGAACCATATATATATCTCACTAGAACCAGCACATAATGCGGTTTTGTTATTTAATAATGTAGTAACAGCGTGACTTACGCGGGTTGGAGGGTAATAATCATCATCATCCATATACACTATAATTTCACCTTTGGATTTATCATGCATAAGATTGCGTTTCTTACCAAGGGTCATTTTTTCATCATATTTAAAATATTTTACTCCAGGTATATCCTTCATTAAGTCTTCAATCGGGTCTGTCCCGTCATCTATAATAATCCATTCCATTTTATCTTGTGGATAATCTTGATGTTGATAACATTTTATCATTGATTCAATAAAAGGACGCCTGTTGAATGTCGGTGTACAAACACTAACAAATGGTTTATAGTTTTTCATTTGTTTCTTTTCTATCTTTTTCTGTGTGCGTTTATCATTCTTTGTTTTTTTTCCCATTTGATAAATAATATAATGTAATAATCATAATATTATTTAAGTCTAAATATATAGAATATAAATTAATATATTCAATAGGGGTAAAATATTTCACAGGTCATTCATTATAGTATTAACATTATGTAACTATGCTATTTTTAGTAAATGATATCTTTAAGTAATTCAGTAATAGCTATACCTTTATATGTTAAATTTTTAATTGTAAACTCTTTTGTATCGTCATTTATAAAACCATAATCCGATTTTTTATACTCATACAATTCTTGTAAATTTAAAATATCATAGTGTATTAATTTTAATTTTATTTCATCCATATTAATTTACAGGGATATTTAAAAATAATTAATAAATCGCATCAAATGTATTTTATTTTTATTATAAATAATAAATAATAAATATATTAATTAGAAGAATAATGATAGTATTATTGGTATATTAATAACAAACACACCAACCCATAAACCAATAGATACTTGTGAAGGTAAATAATTACTTGATGATGATGCGGCATATATAAGGAATAAATTCACTAATACAGGTGCTATTTTCTTAATCATTGGCACCCCTTTTGTTTTCCAATAATTATAATTTGTATCTTTATCGTCAAGTAATACATTTATAATGTCTAATATATATGAGGTTGCGTCGTTTCCGGGGACTATATATTTTCTAGCAACAGCAAGACCATTGTATAAATATGGTTCAAAAATCATTAATGACAGCGTTCCCCAGAACCCAATTCCACTTGTTACCGAATCACTAAATAGATTAATGTACTGGAATAATATGTATATTAATATAGCAATTATAATATTATATTCCCCAAATAATAAATGACTGTATTCATAATTGTAATAGAATGGTGCAATAAAATTAACAATACCCGAAATACCAGCGTTTAGAAGTGCTAATATAGGCGATAAAAAGAAATAAATACTAGTAAATATAATAGAAAAAAGTGCTTGTCCTGCTGATTGTTTTTCGGGTTTTCCAGAATTTATTTTTTTAGTATCTAATATACTAATACTAAAAAGGGAACCAAATAATTTATTTATTTGCGCATATATATCACTATCTGCTTGAAATGTTTTATTGTATGTTGTAGATAACCATTTCATAACTGGTCCTGATTCTTTATACAATCTTTCTAATCTCTCTATTTCTGATGCGTCTTTTATTCCTTGTTCTGTGTTTGGATTAGAAACAGTTTTTTTTATTTTAGATGTGAAATCTGTAACGATATTGGGAATTCGTGATTTTATATTTTTATTTATTTGCGTGCTCATCAATATCCCGAGAGAAATAAATGAAAATATTAATAGATAAATAAGTTTTTTTAATAAATTTATCAAAAATGGACCTATTCCTTTATTCTTATCATCTTCTTTACTCCCATCTTTGGGATTTTTCTCTTCCTTCTTTTTTTCTATATTGGAACTCATTATATATGTATAGTTATATAATTTAGACAATAATAAATTATATAATATGTGAATTTTTTTGGATATTTGGTATATATTGGATATATAGGATATTAGGTATATTTAATTCTTGCTAAAAATATTTTTCTATTAATAATATTAAAACTCAACGTAATAATGATGGCTTAGACGGTGCCCATTTTATATCACTATCACTATCATTATTATTTTTATCTCTACTACTATCACCACTATATTCATTAATATTCTCATTATCACCGCATGCAATGTGTTCTGTTTCTTTTATTTGCCCTGATGCATCAATTACATCACTTGAAACATCAAATATTTCTGCAGGATGATATAATTCGTCAGATGTATAAAATAAACTCTTTATCGCCGTATAAATAAAACTCATATTAATAGATAAAATAATTATAATATGTTTAAATAGTAATTATAAATTAAATTATAAATCGTCACTATAGATAAATATGGATAAATGTTACTGAAATACTTTAATTATAAATTATAAATTATGTCACTATTATCTAGCCATTTTTAACCCTCCTACACCTGATATAATCTCAAATGTATTAATTCTCTCTTCAAACACTTTTAAATCATAATTATATAGGTTTAAATCAAATAGGTTTTTTCGTGTTCCAATTTCATTCCCATCAACATCACATAGTGGGGTATAAACAGCATCAGGATTTACTGGAGGATTTATAGTATTTATTACAAATTGGATTTTATCAAACTTATCCATATTCATTACTCCACTTGGTTGATGTTCTCCTAATTTATTATTTAATGCGTATGAATACATATATAAGCCATCTTTTATACAATTATCGCTATGTTCGTATTTCTCTATGTAATTATATATACCCGCGTCTAACTGGTTCTCTCTAAATTTACCATCTAATAAAACAGACATATTGAGTAATATATTCCGCGTGTTCAATGTAACACTAGAATTATCAAAAGACCCAGTAGTAAATACAAATAATGATGGTGATTGTGCTGGATCATTAGAGAGAGTAAATGGTATAGTCGAATAAGCCCAATTTGTATAATTTGACCAAGTATTTCTTAAATATACGTCACTCCTCCTAAATCTAAATAAATAACTGCTTACGATCCCGCGAGATTCCAAATCAACTGTATTGCTACCAGTAACATTATGATATTCTTTTTCATACACATCTTTTATTAAATAACTATGGTTTTTGGTTGCGAAATAATTTCTCTCTTCATCACTCAAAAAATAATATGTACTCATTAAATGTATATCTGCTTTCCAAGTATTTGAATTGTATAAAACATTGTTGTTCGAATCCATGGGGGGAGATAAAAAATTATAAAGTTGATGTTTATCAATATTTATATTTGGTGCTATGTATGGATACGAATTAACACTATCTTCTACATCACGTATTGTGTATAGTTCTTTTATAGCTCTAAATTGTATTTTTATCTTTATCTCAGCACTCTGTAATGCTACTAATGGGATGGAATAACTAGGCGTAGATGTAAACCATGCTTCGATAGGGATATATAATTTTCGTCCAGAAATAGAAGGGCGTATATTTGAATTTGGTAGGTCTGGATTGTATGCGTTAGGGTATGTATTTACTCTATCATATGCGTTAGCCGGGTCATTAAAATCTACCGTATTGCCTGTCATTAAATTCCACAATGTTTTCTTCTCCTTATTCTCATCTCTCTCTATAACATTTGCGAAATACTCACCACTATATTTTGCCATTATTTGCCCGTTAATAGTTATCTCCATCTCCTTTATGAGATTTGACCCTAATTGTTCAATCCATTTAAACTCGTAACCAGTCCATTCTTGTGATGTGGTATTAAAATATAATGTCGACCATATATTAGGGATTGTAATAACTACATAAGTTTTTCCTAAAAGGTCAGCATATCGTGGTATCTTAAAGTCCATTGTAGTATCACTATTTAGACTAAGACCCCTCTGCCCTTCGTAATCAATCCTAAATTTTTGCATTCCAAAATTTGTAATTGTTTTAAATGTAGATCTAAAATATGATTTTTTAGGATTTCCATAAATAATAATATTTTGTTGTCCGTAAGCTTTTATGCTTAAAAGTCCTCCTGCCATTATTAAAATACTATGTTATAATTTTAAATTATAATAAATTACTTATTTATTTGGGGATTTATATCCATCTAACAAAACATTTATATTTTCAATCATTTATCAGATAGTTCAATAAAAAAGTTTATTTTATATATATAATATAACTATGGATGATACAAAAAAGGCTTTATCTGTTGCAGGGGATAAAATGAAACAAATGATGGGAAATATTATAAATAGTGAAAATAAATATTATATACATTTAGCATTAGTTGTTCTTATAATAATATTTGTTTCTATTACCACATTATACGTAATAAATCAATTCACAAAGAAAAATAGCGATTTGAAATATATGAAAAAAGATTTAGAAGCAATCGATAAGACAATTGTTAATATAAATGATAATGACGCGTTATTTAAGCATAATATACGAGATTACTATATTATGAGCAGTCATAATTCTTGTTGTGATGGTTCTTATGAAAATAGTTATGTTTCATTGGATGCATTGAAATCAGTTATATTCAAAGGTGCTAGAGTATTAGATTTTGAGGTGTATTCTGTTGATAATAAGGCGGTAATATCAGCGTCTGATAAGGATAGTTTTTATGAAAAAGGGACATATAACTCTCTTAATTTTGGTTCAACAATGAACGCCATAGAGAGATTTGCGTTCTCAGCAGCTACATCACCCAATTATGACGATCCACTTTTCTTACATTTCCGCATCAAAAGTAATCGTAGTGTAATTTTCGATGAAATGGCTAATAGTATTTCATCCGCGTTTTCAAGTCGTCTATTATCACCTAAGTATGGAAAAGAAAACAATGGGGAAAATTTAGGTGCGGAACCATTATTAAACTTTAGAGGTAAAGTAATTATAATGTGCGATAAGTCCGTAAATACGGGATTTGAAAAGACTAAACTGGATGATTTAGTTAATATTGCGTCAGGTGGTGCGTTTGTGCGTAGTATTCGTGATTATGATGTAAAATATACCCCAAATGCTCAAGAACTAATTGATTATAATAAAAAAAATATGATTCTATCTATGAATGATTTATCCACAAGAAGCGATAATATGGACGCAGGGATACATCATAAATATGGTTGTCAAATGGTATGTATGAATTTCCAAAATGTAGATAGTTATATGGTATATTATCTTGAATTATTTAATAACTCTAATAGTGCATTTATATTAAGACCGGAAGAACTGAGATTTAAACCACTATTAATAAACGCTCCAAAGAAACAAGACCCTAAATTATCATACGCCCAGAGAAAAATACAAAAACCTTATTTTAGCCATGTATTATAATTATATCTTTATCTATATCTATATCTCATAATCTTATTCATATCATTAATATCTTTATTTTTATCTATATCCATCCCTCCCTATCCATATATGTATCTTGTCAAAAATAATATATAATATTTTATATTCATATTATATATATAATTAATTATAAGATTATAGAACTCTTATAATGAAAACAAAAAAACTCAAAATAAAGAATAAATTATGTACCCCAGTTATGACATTCCAACAATGCGAATTAGCCATATTAAGAAATGCTGTTGATGAAATAGGACTTAAAGAACAGATTGAACTTGTTAATTCAGAAGAAGTTAAAAATATAATATTGGTGGTTGAAGAATTCCTTGTAAAAGAGAAACTAATATGTTATGGTGGAACAGCAATTAATAATTTATTACCCGATCAAGATAAATTTTATGACAAAGAAGTTGAAATACCAGACTATGATTTTTATTCATACGATGCCATGAAACACGCAAAGAAACTAGCAGATATATATCATAAGAAAGGATTTACTGATATTGAGGCTAAGGCAGGAGTTCATTTTGGCACATATAAAGTTTTTGTAAATTTTATACCAGTAGCAGATATTACACAAATACCCGAAGAATTATTTAAATCAATAAATAAAGAAGCGGTTACCGTTGCGGGTATTCGATACTGCCCTCCAAATTTTCTACGAATGGCAATGTATTTAGAATTATCACGCCCTCGTGGCGATGTATCACGTTGGGAGAAGGTATTGAAACGCCTTATTTTATTAAATAAGCATTACCCATTAATGGGCGATAACTGTAAATTAGAGGATATACAGCGTGAACTAAATGTTGACCTGGATATTATAACTGAAAATGAAGAAGAGACTATTTATAATACATTATTGAATTCATTTATAGACCAAGGATTAGTATTTTTTGGTTCCATGGCAAATAGTATGTATATGAAATATTACGACAGTGGATATGAGTATAAAAGAATACCGGATTTTGATGTTTTATCTGAAAACCCCGAATTATCAGCAACTATAATTAAAGAATTGCTCGAAGAAGAAGGTTTAAAGAAAGTTAAAATACGAAAACAAGAAGGCGTTGGAGAGATAATTGCACCACACTGGGAAATAATAGTAAAGGGGGAAACATTGGCATTTATATATAAGCCTATTGCGTGTCATAGTTATAACGTGATAAAGTTGAATAATAAGAAAGTCCATATAGCAACAATTGATACAATGCTGAGTTTTTACTTGGCGTTTTTATATGCTGATAGGTCGTATTATGATAAAAACCGTATTGTATGTATGGCAGAATATTTATTTAAAGTCCAGGAAAAAAATAGATTATCACAGCGGGCTATATTGAAACGGTTCAGTATGGATTGTATAGGAAAACAACCAAATATTTTTGATATTAGGATTGAAAAAAGCAATAAATTTAAGGAGTTGAGATTTAAACGAGGGACAAAAGAATACGATAGATGGTTTTTAAAATATAATCCTGATGATAAAGAAATTTACAAAGAAGTAAAAAAACGAAAAACAGAGAAAAATAGGAATACCGGAAAGAGTAAAACACGAAAAACATTTAAAACACTTAAAACAAAAAACCTTTTTGATTTAATAAAAAATAAAATTTAAATATATTGAATATTGTTTTTACTATTATATTGCTATAATATATTATATTATGGATAACCGAATAACTGACTTAATTGATTTTGCTACAAATGGTGATATAGATGGAATTAAAGCCATTATACGCGAAGGGATAGATTTAGACTTAAAAAATGTAGATGGTAATACAGCATTAATGTTTGCTGCTGAAAATTCAAATACTACTAGTAGTTTAGACACTGTAAAGTTATTAGTTGATAGTGGTGCGAATTTAGATTTACAAGATGTAAATGGTTATACAGCATTAATGTTTGCTGCTGAAAATTCAAATACTACTAGTAGTTTAGACACTGTAAAGTTATTAGTTGATAGTGGTGAGAATTTAGATTTACAAGATATAGATGGTAATACAGCATTAATATTTGCTGTTGAAAATTCAAATACTACTAGTAGTTTAGACACTGTAAAGTTATTAATTGATAGTGGTGCGAATTTAGAGTTACAAGATGTAAATGGTAATACAGCATTAATTCACTCATCAGAATATTCAAATAATACTAGTAGTTTAGACACTGTAAAGTTATTAATTGATAGTGGTGCGAATTTAGATTTACAAAATGTAAATGGTAATACAGCATTGATATACGCATCAATACATTCAAATAATACTAGTAGTTTAGACACTGTAAAGTTATTAATTGATAGTGGTGCGAATTTAGATTTACAAGATGAAAATGGTAATACAGCATTAATGTTTGCTGTTGAAAATTTAAATACTACTAGTAGTTTGGATACTGTAAAGTTATTAATTGATAGTGGTGCGAATTTAGATTTACAAGATATAGATGGTGATACAGCATATATTATATTAAGTAGAAATTACACGGAAAAAATAGCTATAGAAATATTTTATTCAGAATTTAGACATAGATTACGGGTTAATATATCTAAAACATATAATTTTTATGATCCAATTATGCAAGAAGGTGAAGACATTGATATTGAAAAATATATCCAAGATGATATTGGTAATATTGTCATTGTTTATAGCAATAATAAATATTTTTTTACAACGCGTAAAATTATAATGTTACAAATGGATGACGCTTTATTTTATCCATGTAAAGAGGCAGATACTGTGAAGCCAAATAATATACTTAATGAACTAGAATTATATGATTTAAAGAAAATTGGTTTACATGGTGGATATTTTTGTAATATAGATGTGTTATTAAATAATCCTGATTTACAAACTTACTCATTAATAAATATGAAAAAATCATATCCATCTTTTGTGTCTAAGAGAGCAATCATAGATGAGAATTACGTTTCAAGATTACACTGTCAGGCAGGTCAAGAATCACTAATATCATTCCTTGTATCAGCACCACCATCAACGCGTGATAATCCAGTTAATCCAGATCCAGTAGTTGGTGGTAAAATAAATAAATATAAAGATAAAGATAATAAGAAAACACGAAAGGGAAAAAATAAAATAAATAAAACTCATAGAAAAATACATAAGCATAACAAAAATAGTAATAAAACACGAAAGGGAAAAAATAAGATTTCTAAAAAAAGCTTAAAAAATAAAAACTATTTAATTACACGAAATTAATTATAATGTATGTATGCTAAGATTATATATTATTACATAATCAATATATAATATATAATAAAATCAAATATGTTATTTTGGGTCACTATGACAAAATACTATTATTTGGACAGTAAGGTATATTTTATATTTGTTTATACGTAATACTTTAAAATATAAACAAATAAAATTGAAAAGAATTAATTAAAAAATGTTTGTAAATAATACACATAATTATGAGAGACAACTTAAACGGTAAAATTATAAAGAATAGGAGGATTATTTTAATATGTAAATTATGTAAAAAAAATATTATTAAAAAAGAGTGCCTTTGTTATAATAAAAATATAGAAAGTTTAAATATAATAAAAAGGTTTATTAAACATATCTTTAATAAAAATCAGAAAATAATAGATGAAATAAAATTACTAATAAGTAATAATTCATATGTAGAAAATTGTAAAAGTAATAAAAATAAAGACATAAATAGTTTATCGTACATAATATGCCGTAATTTGTCACAAAGTGATTGTATTAAACTAGGAAATGGTATAGAAAAAGTAACTAATGATATAATATTAAAATATACAAATTTCAATGATATCAAAGAAAAAAATACCAAGGGTAAAAAAGAAAAAGATCATTTATTTTGTGATGACAATAATAAGATTATTTATTATTCCGAATTAAAAAGCAACATAAACCTGGATACCGAAAAATCCAAAGCAACTTATGAAAAATGTTTATATAATGTTTCGTATTTAAAAAATATGTATCCTGGATATGAAATTAAATGGTGTTTACTATGCACACGTTATGTAAATAAAGAGGATATACCAAAACATTTAAAACACAGATATAAGACAATAGAGAATAATTTATTTGGTATCAATGATTATTTTAAATTATTAAATATCGGTATTGTATTTACTTTTAGAGATTACGTTGTTGTTTTAAATAATATTGCGGATAAGATGTTTAGTGAATAATTTATACTTGATAATTCATAATAATAAGATGTTTTGTATTTATTTCATTACCTACCCGCCCAGAGTGTAGTTTAAAACGATATTTTTTATCATATTCGCCAACAATATAATCCTTATATAAATCAACAATAAAATCTGTTTTACCTATAATCATTAAACATTTAATTCCTGTGTCTTTAAAACATTTTGCTAATCTCTTATGTTCTTCTTTTCCAAAACTACAATATCCATAATCTGTAAATTCACTGTCATATGGTGGATCAAGAAACATAAAATTATCATTGGAATTATAATTATTAAATATATCTTCAAAATCATTATTTAATATTTCAGTATTTTTCAATAATTTTTCATAATTTTCATTTTTAATATCTTCAAAGTTGAAATTCTTATAACGTCCATAAGGAATATTGAATTCACCACTACTATTATAACGTAGCATACCACGGAAGCACGTTTTTCGTAAATAATAAAATCTCTGAGCATTTTCTAACGCAGTTGTAGGTTTATATGATCTTACTTGATAATAAATCTCTTCTTCATTAGGATGTTCACACATAAAAGTATAAATCTCATTACTAAACCCTTTTTTAATAGATGAATAAAAGTCAATTAATTCGTTATGGAGGTCATTAATTACAGCCTTATTTGGATTTAAATGAAAATATACAGCCCCACCACCTATAAATGGTTCTAAATAAGTATCATATTTTTCAGGTATATATTCTATAAACTTTTTAATCTCATCCTTTTTACCACCACTCCACTTAATAATGGGTGACAATGAACCACTTATTTTAACATTATTAATTGTATCAATAATATTTTGTTTTTTTAATCCACTAATACCTTTTATACCATTTTCTTTACAATATTTTCTCAGGTCACACACTTTCATATTGGCAAAATTTTCAATATCACTCATAATACTATGGGTTTTTGATATTATCATATCATCCTTTTTCTTAATCAATTTTTTATTTGAAGTATTACCAATTTTTTCATTAATTTTTTTATCTATAATATTTTGACACAATATTTTTGTTTTTATATCCTTGTTATCATCAGTTTTCTGTGTGAATTTTTCCGTGCAATTGTAGTAGATATAATTTGGCATATTATTTATATTTTATAACTTATATTTACTAAATATATAATTGTTAGACTGATGTATTTTTTAAATTAAGATTTTATATCATATTATATATATCATATTATATCATATCATATATACATAATCAATATATACAACCTATATAATAGGTAAAAACTATCTATAATAAATGTGATTTAATTGTATATACCCTTCTCTTAAAAACAATAATATAATATAAAATCCCTATATAATTCTTTTACATTTCCAGATATAAAATTGATCCCCATCTTAAACGGAGACAAATATATGTTATTTGAATACTTTATTACAGTGTCACAATTTGTTAAATAATCACGCGATTTATATAAAAAAAATATTAGATATACCAATATTTTCATAAATATTTCTTTGAATCTCAATATTATAAAATCGTATGAATTCCATTGATGAATAAAACTGCATAAATTGTTTTTTTGGTTACTATGAAATAAATTATAGCATTCTAGTATTCCTGCTAATACTTTACCTTCGCAATTAATCTCTTTTACATTCATCATCTTCGTCATTTTAGAGAGAGTATTGATTGAGACATATAGTATTTTTCTCTCTGTATTTTTCTCTCTATCGTAGAATATAAATGGGCTTCCTCCGTCTATAAAAAAATGTTCTTGGAACATTTTATCATTTGTAATATATGGTAAATGTGAACTCTTCAATATCGCATTCATTAAATCATTTCTGTCATTATAATTATCTTGTACGGTGTGTTCTAAAGTATCTACATTATTATAATTAATAAATAATTTCCCATTTTTAATATTATTAAAGTCTTCTTCCTTCATTTCATTAATTGTTTTTTTGAGTGTTTCTTCGTAAATATTTAGGTTAAAATTATGTTTCCAATATTCTCTCAATTCTTTATAATATTCCATACTTAATTCCAAGTTATCTGTAAAATAAGAAAACCCCATTAGACTACCAATACTAACACCAGATATTCTATCAACCTTAATAAATGCCTGTTTTTCTAATTCTTTTATAAATAATAACACCCCTACTTCATACATACCGTTAAATGCACAACCTTCCAATATTATATCTAGTATTATGGGTTTATCTCTTCTCTCTAAATTACTGATTAAATTCCTGATTTGTTGGTTATACATTTAATGTAAATAATTAATAAAATGTATATAATTTCACGATTGTCATTAATTCATGTATCATTAATCCTTGTCTCTTAATCCTTGTCTCTTAATCCTTAATAGTATAAACACGTGGATCTTTCTTTTCATCGTTTTGTGCTTTTAATTGTTCTTTGTATGCCAATGCTTCTTTCTTTATTTGTTCTGTACTCTTTCTACATTTTGAGGATAGGATACCCATACTTGACATTGATACTGTAATTAATCCAATTAATATAGCCCATATAAACTGCGAAACAGTATCCTTAACACTCACTAAATACCTAAGTTTCTCCTTACTTTCATTAAATGATGGTGTTCCCATATCCCATAATTTACCTAATTTATCAATAACACTATCAAAATTATCGGGTGTTATTTGGTTTATTAAAATAGAATTATCTTCAAATACCTTTTCCACTATTTTATTTAATCCTGCGTCATTGCTTTGGATACTTGGTTTTAACATTGAATTAAAAACATCGCTAACACCGGCTATTTTTACTACTAAATAACCAAACGTATTTGAAAATGGAGATTTCCATCCTGGCATGAGTTTCAATATTAGGTTAAATCCTATAAATACAATTACCCACGGGATAAATCCCCATAGGAATATATCACCTATTTGTGCTGTTCCACAAGCATTTTTGGATATAATATAAGCCATTAAAATTTGAGACGCAATTACAAGTATATAATAGAGATAATGAAGCACATTTTTTAAACTCTCTGGGATTGGTAACATTATGAAAACATAATAGAAAATGGTTAATATTATATAAATTACGAGAGAGCTACTATCCATATAAATAATGAGTATAAAATTATTTCATAATATATCCTTACTATTTATAATAGTGTTTATAATTGATATTTTATCTTTATATCTATAATTAAAATTGGAATGAATAACAACATAGGATTTAAATTGGTAGAACCAGGCACTAAATATTTTTTTAGCGAAACACTCAAGAAATGCAAGCAGTCAAAAAATATTTATTATAATCATATTTACAATATCTCTCTTTTTCTGTTATTTTTTGGTATTTTAGGAACAGTGTTATACTATAATTATAAAGGTAAAAACGGTAATGGAAATAAAGAAGATGAAGAAATAAAAAATGCGTCTAAACAAATGTATATAATGAACCTAACTAATAAACTAAAAGAACACGATGAGAGAAATAATAAAGTGAAGAATAAAAATATGATAACAGACCTACCTAATTTTGAAAGTGAATTTGAGACAACAATGCGGAAATTCTTATAAATAATGATGGTATTAATTACAATTAAAATTATATTATATATTACATTTTATATATAAAATGACGAGTGAATATGATTATGATGATGCTTTAGATAATTATTTTGATTTAAAAACCGCGTATGATAAAAAATATAATGCTCTAAAATCAAAGGTTATCAATGATAATAATCTATCAATAAAGCAAAAGAGAGCAAAAATCCAAAAATTAAAAATTAAATGTATTTCTTGTAAGAGACCTGTTAAAACTATATTTGAATTGAAAGATAATGAATATAGGGCTGTATGTGGCGATACATCAAGTCCATGCAAGTTAAATATAACCATATCTAGACCACATACGTTCAATCTAGAAGAAGAGACTAGAAGAATGAAACATAAGGTTAACGAAATAAAAAAGCAAATTATCTCTCTTAAGATAGCTTCTATTTTCAACCTTATAAATGATGATGTTATAATGGCAAAATTTGAAGAATATAATGAAGACCTGAATGATAAGATTGAATTATATGATGTAACTCACGCACATAAAGAAGCAAATGAGGATAAATATAATCGAGAGAACAACCTAAGAGATTTATATAGCGAACTAGAAAACACAATATTATTAATACAAGAGAATATGGGTGAGTATTCAAAGACATCTAATTATAAATATATTCAGGATTCCGTTGAATTATATAATGATGACTTGAGAGAAATACTTGCTAGAATTCAGGATAATAAATATCGTAACCAGTTCATAGAGATGGATGATAACTATAAATTCAGATTAATACAAAAAGAAAATAATTACGTTGATAATGATATTACTCTTATACAGGGTCAAGTTAGAGAATTTATAATATAATATGTAATATATTTTCGATAACATTTAACATATAAAAATAATCCCGATATATTTAATTCCATGTTATCATAAAAACAGAATTATAAATTTTATATTGTTATTATATATGCGTTTTATTCATTTCCCTACATTCCTAATTAGTTTAGCCATAGGAGTATTTATGGTTTATATGATACAACCTGAAATGAAAGAGATATTTGTCTTTCCAAATCCGGAGAATATTAATAAACTGGATTATATAGATCATACTGAAACCTGTTTTAGGTTCCAAGAAGAAGAAGTAGAATGTCCAAGTAATATTGAATCAATACAAGGTTATTCAGTTCAATAATAAAAATAATATTTATGTTTATAATTAAACCTTACTATATATTATATACTATACACTATAATGAATATAAAGAAAGTATTATATAGTGAATTTGGCAAATATGTCATATCTATTTTATTGGGGTTAGGTTTAGCAAGTTTATTTAGAAAAAGTTGCCATGATAAAACTTGTTTATCATTTGTGGGACCAACTATAGATAAAGTAGAGGGTCAAGTGTTCGAATTTGGTGGGAAATGTTATAAATATAAAGCAAAAGCAAAGAAATGCGAAAGTGGTAAAAAGAAAGTTCGCTTTGCGTAAATATAACTAGTTGATTGTATATATATATATTATATTATGTCTACTAGTTTGGATGAATTGCCAAATAAAGGAACTTCTAATGTATCATTGAATATTGACGAGAAACCAGTTCAGGCTTCTATACAACAACCGGATAATGGTAATAATGGGTTTAATAACGGAGACGCAGGACAAAATTCAACTTTATCACAAGATGATATTAATAAGATTATATCAGGGATACAAATTGCTAACCAAAGTAATCTTACTAAATTACCAAGCAAAAATATCCCAATGGATCAAAACGCAATACAAAGTGATCCACAAACAAAGCCAAATTATATACCACCCCCTAAAGAAAATGTAGACTATATAAACAACCAAATGACAATTGACCAATTAGCACTTATACAAGCAAAAAAAGAAAAAGATAATAAGAGGAATGATGATACTTATGATAAATTACAATTACCCATATTATTATTTATCCTATGTTTTGTTTTTCAATTACCATTTGTTAATAAAATGTTGTTTAAATATATCCCTGGTTTATTCATAAAGGACAATTCTTTAGCATTTGGGGGTTATATATTTAAATCGGTATTATTTACAGGCATAGTATATTTAATACAGAAAAATATAGAGTATTTGTCATCTATATAATTATTTTGATAAGACATTTACATAAACCATTTACATAAACCATTTACATAAACCATTTACATAAGTCATTTAGGTTTAATGATAGTATATAAAGGTGTTATAATGGTCTTACTAATGAGATATATAATATATATTATTTTTATAGAAATATAATATATAATAAGTAAGATAAACATTTATGGAAATAGGCAACGACATTAAATGGACAAATATTTTAGAGAAGTTTTTTAAAGATATGGGCGAAAAATCATATTGTTATTCTTACCTCCATAAAAAAGCAGAGGCAGAGTTTTCTTATATAAGGAATTTTATTGACCTCCCGGTCATTGTTCTCTCTACAATTGCAGGGACACTATCAATTGGAAATTCGAGCATTTTTGGTCCAGAAAATGAGAGACAAGCAGGGTTGGGAATTGGATTATTAAGTTTATGTGTATCAGTATTAAATACTTGTGGAACTTATTTTTCCTTTGCAAAACGTTCAGAGACACATAGATTATCACATATACAGTATGCTAAATTATTCCGATTTTTATCTATTGAACTCTCATTGCCACGTGACGAGAGGATGAGACCGAATGATTTATTGAAAATATCAAGGGATACATTTGAGAGATTGGCTGAAGTATCACCATTAATACCATATAAGATACTTAAAACATTTAAAAAAATGTTTAAGTCATATGATGTTTCTAAGCCTTCAGAAACAAATGGACTAGAAAAAATAGAAATATATGATAATGACGATTTTATTGGTGTAAAGAAAATTGTAAGTCCTGGTATAGCAGAAAATATAATAAGAAATATGGGATATACAGAAGGAGATACTTCAGATACAGGTATGGATGTTATGAATAAAAAAATTATAAGGGCAATAGATAGGAGCGGTGGCGCCACTGTAGAAAATATAAAAAATCTTGATATTAATAGGATTAATAAAATAAACACTGACAATTCTAACACAACAACTATTCTTAATAAACCTAATAAACATATTATAAAAAATATTATTAGTCATATTAATCACGATAATAATAGTGATTATATTGATGATTGTGATAGTGAATATGATGATGTTCCTGAAAACGACAATAGCACAGAACAAGAAACTTTTGGATCTGTAGAATTAGTATAATTTATTATACTCTAGTATTCTAGTATTCTAGTATATTTTAGTATTTTTATTCCATGTATCAATCAATTTATTAACAATAATGTTGTATTTTTCCCATC